TAACACAGCAGCCAACACCCAGTCTTATTTAGACGGTGCTGGCCAAACATTCGGTGGAGCACGTACAACTCGTGTCCTCGGAATTGATGTCCAAGAAGTACCTTACTACCCTGAAGGATATGTCGATTTGACATTCCCACAGAACCGTGTATGGGGCTTCCAGCGTGATATCGTCGTCAACCGTGAATATGTTGCTAAGAAGGACACAATTGAATATACTGTGTTCGTTCGCTTCGGTATTCAATGGGAAGAAGAAGACGCAATTGCGTGGGCAGATGCTGCTGCAGATGCATAATCTGTAAACAGTAACCTTTGAGAGGGGGTAGGGGTTAGATCTCCTCCCCCTCTTATCTTTAGTATTCTGTTATAATAGTTCACATAGGAGGTTAAATAATGGAAGAAAATAATTTTAATAATGAAGTTAATGAGGCACCAGTAGATAATGTTGTTGTTCCAGAAGTAGAGTCACCAGTTATTCAAGAACCAGTTGTAGAGGCTCCTATGCCAGAAACTAAGGTTGAAGAGGTGGCTATGGAAAATAATGTTGAGGCATCAGTTTCTGAGGCTCAAGAATCTACAGATGCAATTACTACATCAGACTTTAGTAGATCAAATTCTGACACAGTTCAGGGCATAGGATCAGTTGCTAATGGTGTAATTGGTGTTGCTGAAACACCACGCACACCTAAGAAGACTGTTTCTGCTGCACCTAAAAAGTCAGATAAGACAGTTGCCATTCATTCTACAAAGAATGTAAGTTGGTCTGGAGTTGGCAAGGTATATCGAGGATATAATATTGTTACGCCAGAGCAGTCTGAAAAATGGCTTACACGCAATCACATTAGACTGGCAACACCAGAAGAAGTTGCTAAGGAGTTTGGTCGCTAAATGCAAATTTTGAGAGTTCCGCCATATGATTTAAGTGTTACACTTGATGTTTCTTCAGCAAATGTAGTGTATAACTACACAGTTGTCGATATGGCGGACTTTTCAGAAGTAATTGGCGTAGCAACTTCAGATGCTTTTAAAAAGGTTGTTATACCGATTTCTTCAAAATATGACACTCAATATAAAGTCACGGTAGACGGGGAAGACACATATGTAGACGTAGTTCGTCCATATGTCAACCCAAATGAACATGGAAACACAGCAAGTGAAATAGCAGCATATGCAGAGCATGAAGAATTAGCGAGAGCAATTATTGACTCTATATGTGATGTAGAGTTTTATTTTAAAAAGAGAATAGTTGAAACAACAGGTCTTGGAGTAGACTATATCCCAGTATGGGTAGATGCAAAAGATGTAATCAAGGTTTATGAAAATAACGTATTGCTTTATGACGCTTCAGACTTAGAAAATTCTGTAACAATATTTGAGTTAATACAAGATGGTTCAGCAATAACAATGCAATACAATGATGCAATTAATAGAGATGAGTCTGCACGTATTTTGTTGCCAGCGTCTCCAACTGATATAGCAGAACTAGATTATTCTGCACGAGGGTTTCCCAAAGGGTGGGACTATAGAATTACTTTTGAGGTAGGATATCATAAAGTTCCACAAGATATTAAAAGAGCAACAGAGTTACTTATTCATGATATTGATTGTGGCAAATTAGATTATTATAAGAGATATATCGGTGCATACAATACAGATCAGTTTAGAATTCAATTCGATAAGGCCGTATTTGAAGGTACAGGAAATTTAATAGTAGATAAAATATTAGACAAGTATCGCAAGCCGATTGAGTTTGTTGGAGTATTGTAATGGTGATATGCGAAACTCCAGACTTCGCATTTCCAATGCAAGCAGATGTATATCATCCGATAGTTGAGCAAGGTATTTATGGAGAAGTTAAAAAGACTTGGATTTTAGATAGAACAATTGCATGTTCTTTTACTGCAGCAGGTACAGCATTTAAAGAAGAAGTTCAGCCAAATATAAATATAACTCAAGATAAAATACTTCTTGGTCGTTCTAAGACAGATATTCGTATGTCTAGTTTGGATGCTAGAAATTCTATTACAAATGTAATTGTGACCAATATACGTGATAAAAATTGCAATGAAATATATTTAGAGACATCAGGTCCACGTGCAGGAAAATCAACAATATTTGAAATAGCAACACAAGACCCATTTGTTGGACCTTTTGGAAATACAGAATATTATAAGTTAGTAGTTCGTAGATCTGAAAATCAGGCGGTAGATGTATGAAAGTTATATTTAATAATAAAGCCTTTCGCAAAGATATGAAGAATATAATTGACTATTCGGTTGGATATGTAAATGGAATACAAGGCGGAAAGAGGGCATTTCTTACTACTCTTGGTTTGGAGACGGTAGAATTAATGAAAGAATATATTGACTCAAACGCTAGAGTAAATCCCCAGATGTTACATCATGTTTATGAATGGCATCAGACAGGAAGTCCTAGTGCTAGGTTGTTTGATATTAATTACACGGTAAGCAACGTTGGCCTATCTTTTATGTCAACATTTAAACAGTCAACGTCTATAAAGCGTGGCTCTCGTGTTCCATTTTATAATAAAGCAAAAATTATGGAAGAGGGAATTCCAGTAACTATTCGTCCTGTAAGAGCACAAGCACTAGCATTCGATATAGATGGTGAAGAGATATTTACAAGACAACCAGTAGAGGTTTTAAATCCTGGAGGAAATGAGGTTGAGGGTGGTTTTGAAAAAACCTTTGAATCATTTTTTAATAGATATTTTACTCAAGCATTTTTAAGGGCAAGCGGTGTAGCACAATATCTATCTAATCCAGTGTCATACAAAAAGAATCTTCGTGCTGGTAAAAAGGGCGGTAAGTCCAAAGGCTACGAGGTAGGATATCGCTGGATAGCAAACGCAGGAGTTGCAAGATGACAGAATCTTTATCACCAAGAAATACACCAGTTTTATGGATTAATCAATACTTAAAAGAAAAGATATTTGAGGCAAGCACCCTAGTTGTTCCTTTTTTCCCGACTGGTCCATCTACAATAGAAACATTGCAAACATCATTTCCAGAGTCTGGAGCAATGGCTGTTTGGGATAGAATGTTTAGAATGCGTAGAGGTCCTTTTCCACATATAAAATGTGAGCAGGTATTATATTATTTTTATGCAAATGGTGAAAGTCCACAGTTAAAAATGATTGATATACAAGAATCTGTTTTAAGGTATATGGATCGTGGAGACGAAAGTGCTCAGGAACTCAATGCTTGGACTAAGGGCAAGACTTTTGACGGCATGGAATGCAAGTTCTACTTTCATGATTTTAAGATATATCATTTAGAAGAGGCACGGGATATAGTAGACTTTGGAACAGCCCGAACCTATGCGGGTAATAAGATAATTATCGACTACGACTACCATCAAATGCAAGACATAATCGACTCAGTAAATTCATAAAAAGGCTGTATACTAGGGGTTGAGGAAACAAACCGCTTTAATTTCTAGAAAAATAAAGAGGTGAAATAAATGGCTTATAGTCGTGGTACAAGCAATAACATTATCGTTGGTGCTGCCGCTCTCTTCACATATGAGGACGGAGTTCTTGCCGATGGTGATTTACCAGCGTACGTAGTAAACACATCTTACAAGGATACTCTTGAAGATGCTACAGACTTCCGTAACGTTGGCTACACAATGAATGGTCTTGAGATTCAGTTCCAGCCTGACTTCGGTGAAGTACAGGTAGACCAGGTTCTTGACGTTGCTAAGTTGTACAAGCAAGGTATGCAGGTTAACCTAAATACTACATTTGCTGAATCAACACTAGAAAATCTTCTGTTTGCATTAGCAGGCAAAGATGACGATCTAGGAGCAGTAACAGGAACGGGCATTGGTGCAAATTCTGCAGCCCTTAACCTTTCCGCTGGTGACATTGGAGAATGCCCAGTCGAACGTGGTTTGGTTGCAGTAGGTCCAGGTACAGGTGACTGTGCAGCAGGATCTTCAATTGAACGTGTTTATGTAGCATACCGTGCACTCTCAATCGAGAATGTAACAGTATCTGCAAAGCGTGATGAGGCTACAATGTTTGAAGTTTCATTCCGCCTTCTTCCAAATGATGATGCATCATATGGTAAGATCGTAGACCGTACAATTCCAGCAGTATAATACAATTTAATAATACAGAAAGCCCACGACCCTTGAAAGTCTGGGCTTTTCTGTTTGCTATAATAATTACATGGCAACAGAAATATATGAAAGTGCTTATATTAATTTAATCGACGGAACTTCTATATATATTACTCCGTTAAAAATAAAATATCTTCGTCAATTTATGAAAGAGTTTGAAACTGTAAAAAATGCTAATGGAGATTCTGAAGCAATAAGTGCCCTTGCAAAATGTGCATTAATAACAATGCAACAATATTATCCTGAGATTAAAACAATAGAAGATTTAGAAGATAATATTGATTTAAAAACAATATATAAGATTTTAGATATTGCTGCAGGAATTAAAATAGATAAAGATTCAGATCAAGAAGTAAAAGAACAGGCTACGGAAAGCGGAGCATCCTGGGATGATTTGGATTTAGTAAAATTAGAATCAGAAGTATTTCTTCTTGGTATTTGGAAAGATTATGAAGAATTAGAAACATCAATGTCTATGCCAGAATTAACTGCTACCCTTAATATTAAAAGAGAATTAGATTATTCGGAAAAGAAATTTTTAGCAGCAATTCAGGGAGTAGATCTTGATAAAAATGCTAACAAGAGTAATGCTTGGGAAGATATGAAAGCAAGGGTATTCAGCAAGGGTAAGGCAAAAAATGCTAATGATATAACAGCCTTACAAGGAATCAACGCACAAAAGGCAGGGTTTGGAATTGGCCTGGGCCTTGATTATGTTGACATGACTGAAAAATAACAGTCGCTATGGTATAATTACTTTAACCTTATAAGGAGGAATAAATGGCTACAACCGTGCACGAAGAAAAAGAAATCACACTGATTGACGGCACAAAGATTAAAGTAAGACCACTCAAGATCTCTTTGCTTAGACCTTTTATGGCTAAGTTTGAAGGAATTGCAGGAGTGGCAGATAATAATGAAAAGTCTATGACTTTGCTTATGGAATGCGTTGCAATTGCAATGAAACAATATAAGCCAGAGTTATCGGAAGACATGGCTGCCCTAGAGGAAATCCTAGATCTTCCAACCGTTTACAAGATTGTCGAAGAGGCGTCTGGTATCAAACTATCAGAGGCAGCATCTTTAGTTGGCAATCTAGTTAATGGCTAATTAAATATAAAAGAGGTGCAAATGAATGGCTGATGTCCAGTCTAATATTCATGTAAATATAGATACGTCTGAGGCGTTAGCCAGTATCAAACTTTTACAGAAACAAATATCAGCCTTTCATTCCTCAATGGCGAAGAGTGGTGCTGCTGCTGCAGCCGTCTCCGCCAACATGCAACAAAACCTAATTAATTCTCTTAATGCTACAGGCAAATTCTCTGCCTCGATGCAAAATGTAAGAACAACTACTGAATCTTTTACAAATGCACTTGAGAAAAACAAACTCTCAATGCGTGATTATTACCGCTACTCAATGGGCGCAACAAAAACATTTGGAAGATTTTTTAGATCTGAATTTGACACTATAAATAAAGTTGCAAGAGAAAGAGTAAAAGATTTACAAACCCAGTATATTAAGATGGGTCGTGATGCTAATGGAGCAATGAAGGCTATTGCAGTTAGGCCTCTTGCTCTTGACATGCAGAATCTTGGAACACAGACTGCTATTGCTTCACAGCGTCAAGCCTTACTTAATCAATTACTAAAGCAGGGCGCTACAAATATGCTTAACTTTGGTAAGAATACTCAGTGGGCTGGACGTCAGTTAATGGTTGGTTTTACAATACCATTGGCGTATCTCGGAACTGCAGCAGCAAAAACATTCATGAAATTAGAAGAGCAGGCAATTAGATTTAAACGTGTTTATGGTGAACTGTTTACTACTGGTGAAGAAACAGACAGTATGCTTAAAGAGATACAGTTACTATCCAAAGAATTTACAAAATATGGCGTATCGGTAGAAAAAACAATGGAAATGGCTGCCACAGCAGCAGCAAGTGGTAAGATGGGGGCAGATCTTTTAGCACAGGTAAATGAAGCAACAAGACTTTCTATCCTTGGTGGCGTAGAACAAGAGCAAGCACTTGAAACAACAATTTCATTAACAAATGCTTTTGGAATTGCTGCAGAGGATTTAACTAAAAAAATTAACTTCCTTAACGCAGTAGAAAACCAAACTGTAGTATCTATTGAAGATTTAACCATTGCTATTCCAAAAGCAGGTCCAGTAGTTCAGCAATTAGGCGGAGATGTTGAAGACTTAGCATTCTTCTTAACTGCTATGAAGGAAGGTGGTATTAACGCTTCTGAAGGCGCAAACGCATTAAAGTCTGGTCTTGCTTCATTAATTAATCCTACAGAAAAAGCAAGCAAAATGCTTGCTGGAATGGGAATTAATATTCAGGGCATTGTTGAAGGTAGTAAGGGAAATGTAAAAGAAACAGTTATTCAGTTTGCTGCTGCTTTGGATACCTTAGATCCATTAAATAGAGCAAGAGCAATCGAGCAATTATTTGGAAAATTCCAGTTTTCTCGTTTGTCAACATTATTTCAAAACGTAATTGCTGAAGGAAATCAAACAAGCAGAGTATTACAACTTACTCAGGCAACAACAGAAGAACTTGCAATTCTTTCAGAGCGAGAGTTGGCAAGAGTAGAAGAGTCTACAACTTATAAGTTTAAGAAAACAGTTGAAGATCTTAAGGTTGCCATCGCTCCAGTTGGAGAGGAATTCTTAAAAGCAATAACTCCAATCGCAGAGTTTGTCGGCAACGTGTTAGAAAAGTTTAATAATTTAGGCGACGGTACAAAGAAGTTTATTGTTATACTAACAACTCTATTAGGTGGAATAGGACCTATCTTCTTAATGACATTCGGTCTATTGGCTAATGGTTTGGCTAATATTATTAAACTATTTGTAAATATAAAGAGCGTATTTAATAGGGCTGGCCAGTCATCTACTATTTTGGGCAACCAAACAAACTATCTTACATCAGAACAGTTAAA